AAGGGTGCTCGATATCAATTTAATTAATAACTAACACATTAATATACGTAGTATACAACTCATTCAAAAAGAAACTGATAGATAACTCAACAAAGATTGACCTGTCTTCGGACACAATCAAGGTTGCCCTTGTAACATCCACTTACACCCCATCGGCAGACAGCCATGACTTCTTCGACGATGTAACCAATGAGGTTTCGGGTACTGGATACACTGCGGGTGGAGCTACTCTTGCAAACAAGACGGTCACTCAGGACAACACTGACGACGAGGCGGTGTTTGATGCTGATGATGCGACGTGGACAACCTCGTCTATTACTGCTCGTGGTGCGATTCTGTACAAGTCAACGGGTACGGCAGGAACTTCTCCTCTTATCGCCTACATTGATTTCACAACGGACAAGACCTCTGACGGGGATAACTTCATAATTCAGTGGGCAGCCGAGGGCATTCTTAATCTCAACTAACCATGGCAGTAGCAGTCGCCTCAGTATCAGCAGTAGCTCGTGCATCGTCGAACTCCACGGTGACAGTCACCAAGCCGACAGGACTTGCTGCTGGAAACTTGATGGTGGCATTTGTGTCAACCTTCAACAACGATAGCATTGGCTACACACTCAATACCCCTTCAGGATGGACAGGGGGGATAACTGACGTTGTTGCTTCCGATGGTGCGAACAGAGGAACAGTTGGTGCTGTCTATAAAATAGCGGATTCGTCTGACGCCGCGGCTTCTAACTTTTCTTTCACGGTTAATGGTGGTACGGCCGACCTGATTGCGGGTGTAATGTACAGAATTACGGGAAATTCGGCTACCGTATTAAACGCTTCTAACGGAGATCAGGCCGCAAATACTGCTTCTCCTTCTATCGCTGCAGGAATCACCCCATCGATCGCAGATTGTCTATTACTTCAGCACTGGGCTTCGATCTCAGGTAGCTCGACCACCAAATCATTTTCTTCATATGCAATTGCGACGTCGAATCCCACTTGGACAGAAGGGTATGACGATGCGGGTGGAACAACCCTCTCTGTCGGAGGAGCCTATGCAAATCGACCTGAGACCACTGCTACAGGAAATGTAAGTGTTTCCATTGCTGGTGGGGATGGCGGGCAGGATAACGCCATGATGATTCTCGCAATAAAGCCCTCAGTTGCTGTCACTGTCACGCCGACAGTTCTCTCAATCGCAACAAGTATTATTGCCCCGACTATCAAACTAGGTTTTAGGTTCGCCGCTTCCGTATTGGCAGTAGGAGTAAACTTCATTGCTCCTACAATTAAATTGGTGACAGGTTGGGACAATGACGCAAAAAGCTCGACAACGTGGACGAACGATAATAAATCATAACCATGGACACCGAACAAAAAGTAATCAATTTGGAAAGAAAGGTGGCCGAGCTAGAAAAAAGGCTAAACGACCTCAATCAGGCGGGCAGTCTTCCGTTTGAAGTCACCTCTTCTTTTGAACGAAGGGGGTTTGTTGCTGGTTCAAAATTAGAGATTCCCCTGTCTTTTGCCATTGCGGGCATGGGAATGATACGCGAGGTGGGTATAAGCGGAGACCCACAGACGATCAGTGTCCTTGAGTATCCACACACCTTCCTCAAGATCAGGAATCCGAGCTTCCTTCCTGCCGATGAAGATTCGGCGTTTGGGTCAGCCTTTGTCTATATTCCTATCTACGTAACATGATTAAAATACCAAACGAAAGCAAGAGAGTGGTTCAAACAAACCGAAGCGATATACTTGGGAATCTTTGGAGTACCTATAATCTTGATCTTACAGAAAACCTTGGAGCGATCCGCGTCTCTCCTCGAATGAAATTGAACACAGGGAGTCTGAATGGATGTCCATGGGGCTTTAGATTCTTCGATACTAAAATCTGGGCGGGCGCAGGGACTCTAATCTACTCCAACAGTGGAGTGCCAAACGGGACGTTTGTGGCCGATGCTTCTACAGGATTCCAGTCGGATTTCTCCTCGGATGAATCGGATATGGAAACTTTTAACGGAACGCTTTGTGCGACAACGACCGATGGTTTATACAGCAAGGCCTCAAATGGCTCAGGAACGGGTGCTTGGACACAAAAAGACATCCTGGCAACAGGGGGTCAGCATGTCCTCTGCTACTTTAAGAAGTTTGACCTTCTGTATTACTCTAATGCTGCGGACAACATCATTTCGATTGATACTTCTTGGGCTACATCAGATCCAGGCTCGTCATATGCCATTTCTCTTTCAAATGACTCTGGGGCGTACACTATCACCTCGATGAAGGCAACCTCTACGTCCATCTTTATCGGGATTCTTGATAAGACCAAAGAAGGTGCAGTAGGAAAGATCGTCGAATGGGACGGACTTTCAAGTCAAATTGAACGAGAGTACCCTCTCCAGGCTCAGGGTTGTTTATCTATACTCATAGACAAAGAAAGAGATACTCCTTTTGCGATGGACAGTAATGGAATCCTTTTGAAATTTAACGGAACTGGCTTTTCTGAAGTCGGACGTCTGCCCATTACCCTCAAACTGCTTCAGTCAATGAACGATGTGGATAACGAGAGATTTATCCATCCGAATGGACTCCAGTTCAGTCGTGAAGGAACAATCCTCGCGCATGTTAACAACATTAATGCAGATACTACTTATAACGAGAACTTCCAGTCAGGTGTCTACGAATTTATCCCGCAGTCTGATGGGACGTATAGCTGCCACCACAAGGAATCTCCTTCGTATACCGCAATCTCAACCGTCACCGACTTTGGGCAGACTCAAGTTTCTCGTGTTGGCGCGATTGCTCCCGTGAACACGTATAGCTCTTCTTCGGATAGGAATGGTACTCATTTCATTGGTGCAACCTATTTTACCAACGCCACCTCGACGGCAAGCGCAATCTTCTACGATGACTCCAGAGACACTCTACAGAAGGCTGGATACTTTGTTACAACCAAGATCTATTCCGATCAGCTTACCGATGTATGGCAGAAAGTGTTTCCTCGATTCAAGAGGTTGCTCGACTCTGCTGACAGGATCGTTGTGAAGTACCGAAAAGTGGAAGAAACACCCGTGATCGCCACAATAACCTGGCAAAATACCACGTTGTTCTCAACGACTGATTCCAGTCTTGTTGAGGGCGATGAGGTTGAGGTGCTACGAGGGCTTGGAAGCGGTCTTTGCGCCCATGTCACAGCTATTGAACAGAATGGAAGTACGTATTTCATAACTATAGACGAGACGGCTACTGGAGTAATTGTTGGAGATACTGCTACCGCACGATTTCAGAATTGGACAAAGGCAGGAGAGGTAGCTCAGCAAGTCGAAGAGTTTGAAGAATACGCTATTGCTGGAGACCCAAGCGTCTGGATTCAGTTCAAAGTCTGGATGCTCTTCAAGGGAAAGGACGAATTTATAGACTTATCAGTCGCACATATTAATCATAAGACAATACAATGAACCCCGAATTACCAAACACGCCCGTGACCCCCACCAGAAACGCTGATGGTAGAGTTGCGGAAATAAATGCCCAGATCAAGTCTTCTCCTTTGGGGAATCTTGGTATTGTTCAGGCTCCATCTGCACTGAATCTTCCCGTGCCAAAAACTCTCAACGCGGCTGATGTTGGAGGGGCAAAATCTTTGGTCATACCTCCGACAAGTTCTCCTACGGGTTACGCGGGGTTGGGAGAATTTGTGACTGGAACGAACACGACGGTCAAAACCGATCTCCAAAAAGAACTCGAAGCCAAACAAAATACCCAAGCGGCTGAGGCTAAGGCTAACAAGAGCACCCTTTCGACAATCTACGAAAAGATTGCGGGTGTTCCTGCTAAGAAAGACGAGATCTACAAGGACGAAGGTGTAGATACTGCACGAAAAGCCGTTGACGAATACACTTCTCAGATTGAAGCTGAGCAACTTTCCCTTCGACGCAGAGCAGAACTGGTTGATAAGAGAGAAGGTGGGTCAGTCGCTGGCAAAGATGCTGAAATCCAGCGTCTCACCAAGGAGTCTGTTTCAAAGCAGGCAGACCTTGCCATTCTCCAGAACGCAGCCCTCCGCAAGTTCGACACTGTAAAGGCCATTGCTGATCGCAAGATTGATGCTGAACTCGAACCTCTGAAACTCCAGCTAGACGCTGCCAAATTCTTCTTCTCTGAAAACAAGGATGATCTTACCGCCACAGAAAACAAACTCTTCCAGACCTACATTACTCAGGAAGAAAGGAAGTACGAGGAAACCAAGACTGCTAAAAAGGCTCTTAGCGATACCAAGATCGAGCTTCTTACCTCTGCTGGATCACAAAACGCCCCTGAATCTGTTAAACAAGCCATCCAAGCCGCCGCTACTCCTGAAGAGGCTATCCGTGCCGCAGGTCAGTATGCTGGTGACATTCAGGCCAAGATGCTTAGAACCGAACAACTTAAGACAGAGAGACTTCAACAGCAAAAAATCCAGAATGAAATTGATAACAACAAGCCGATCACTGGTGAATGGGGAAGTGTGGTCAATAGCGTCCTATCACTTGTCCCCGCTACAAGTAAACAGAGTGTTAAACAGGCTATCGGGGGCGCACTTGCAACGGGTGATTACACCACCGCATACGCACAAGTAGCCAACGCTGTGGAACAGGGTCTTACGGGAACAACTAAGACCACCTTCGCTGACGCCCGAACTGATATCGGAGTTCTCACGGGTCTCAGGGGTGCCATTGAAAACTATACCAACTCAGGTGGTGACATCGGATTTCTTAAGGGTACAGCCGATCAGATTGCCAAGAAGTTCGGTCAACTTGCTACTGATCCCAAGTTCGCTTCTCTAGCTGTCCAGCTCGAACGTGAATTCCAGGCATATCGCTTGGCAATGACTGGAGCAGCCTTCTCTCCTGAGGAATCCAGTGAGTACGCCAAGGTCAACCCTCGTTCCAACGCCACCCTCGATCTTAACCTTGCAACCATTGACGGTGCTCTTGGTCAGCTCACGAACCGTGTCACATCAACCATTAACACTCGCGTCCCTGAGGCAAAGAAACTTCAGGAGAAGCTCGAAGGAGCACAGCCGACCACACAGGCTCCTACGACCCCAAAACTCTCCAATGATGATGCTTACGCTCAGTACCTCAAGGCCGTGAACGGTGTTCCAGCAAATGCACAGATTAAACTCGATTCCGTATTCAAATAATATGCCCCTCACACGCGAACAATTCGACTCCTTGTACAACTCTGGGGTATCTGTAGATCAGATATCTGCTTTCGAGCAGGGATTGAAGCCTCGTGACCTCGAATCTCGTGAACCAACGGGTCTCATTCAGTCGTTCTCTCAGGCTGTAGCAAAGCCATTTCTAAAGATGGGAGCGTCGATTCAGGACATCGTAGTTCAGGGGAAATCCATTGCCGCTCAACTCACTGGTGACAAAAAGAAGGAGGCTGAACTGGAAGCAAAACTCGCTAATGATCGCAAGCGAGGCGTTGACTTCGGCTATCTTGGACGTGTCACTCCTCTCGGTCAGACTGGATCGGCCATGGGAGACCTCAAAGAGTCTCTTGGTGTTGGTGCAGAAATCGGCTCCTACGCTATTGGTGGAGGAGGTACTGCTAAGGCTATCGCGACAGGCCTCAAAGGAAAAATCTTGAGAGGGGCATTTACTGGAGCAACTACTGGAGCCGCTTCTGGCGGTTTGGCCACCTTTGGACAGGCTATGCAGGAAGCAGAGTCCCAGCCCGCAGATATCGCTTTAAGGACAGTTCTTGGTGCTGGCCTCGGTGCTGGTACTGGTCTTATTCTCGGAGCCGCTACTCCCGTAGTGGTGAAGGGTCTCAAGGGCGTACAGACCTATACCAACCTCGGAAGGCTTGAAGAGAAGTTCTACAACGTCAATCGTGACGTTCTCAAACCCAGCTCAATCCAACTTGCAGAATGGACTCAGAAAAAGGTTGACCCGATCAAAACATTCACTCAGGAATTTGGTGCTGAATACATCCCAACCAGTGGCGACAAGCTCGTCCTCGACGATCTCATCGCTCAGGTTGATACACGTTACCGTGCTGGCTCAGAGGGCTTCAACGCCATTCTGAGAAACAGTCCTGAAGTTGTAAGTATTTCCAAGGGACAGTCACAGGCTCTCTCGGCTATAGAAAGTTCTTCTCTAACGCCGTCACAGAAACTTTCAGCCAAAGCCAAGATTGATGCAGAGTTTAACGCTCTTCGAGATGAAGCAAAGAAGGGAGGCTATCTCTTGGGAGAGGACAACGTTCCTGTAGCTTATGCAGATAACATTAAGGATCGCTTCTGGGGTGCAACTCGCAACTTTGGTACAGAGGAATCAACGGTAGCCAATGCGGTTAACCGAAATATCGGCTTTGCTTTCAAAGACGGAATCGAAGAGGTTGTGACTGATGTGAACGTCCGTGCCTACAACAAGAAACTTCAGGAACTCATTGTGCTCCGTGACTTCCTTGAATCGAGGAATGGAAAAGTCCCAGGTACGGGAGGCAAGTTCACTCGTCGAACTCTCAGCATCGCTGGTAGCGTCGCTGGAAGTTCTGGAGGCCCTGTAGGATCAGTAGTTGGAGCACTTACCGCAGACAACCTCGCCAAGGCTCTTATAAGCCCTGAAGCCCGCACGTGGCTCATCCGAAAGCAGCTTCAGAGGCTTTCTCCAGAGGCTCGAAAGTCTCTCCAGCAAGAGGCAGAAATCATACTCCAGAACATGAGCAAGAAAAGACAGGAGGTGCTAAGGCTCCCTGCGGGTAACACTGGTGGAGGCAAATTCCCTGTTACTCCAAACGTAATCAATGCCCCTGCCCCTGGAACAATCGAACCTGGTGTTCCAAGAACTGAAGTTCAGAATGCTGCCCTTCCACCCCTATCCTCAGAACCGAAACTCCTCAAAGGAGGCGGGCAGAACCCGATTGAATTAGCTCCTCAGAAATTAAATACGCAAGGTGGGATGTCACCCGTAGGAGTTGTGGGTGCTGCTGCTGGAGTAGCGGGAGCGGCTGCCGCAGCCCTTAACCCTAAGAAGGTTGAGTTCATTAACGGTGAACAGCCTGCTCCAGTGGTCTCCAAGGGAGATAATGTGATCGAACCAAAGACTCTCGGCTCTGTGCTCATGGAACTTGAATCGTCAGGAGGAAGAAACAAGGCAAATGCCGACGAAGGAGAGATGAAATGGCTTACTGGTCTTACCGAGCTTGCTATAGCTGAACTCAAGCGCAAAGGCATCAAAGAAAAGGTTGACGTGAATGACAAGGAGGATGTGCTTGATGCCAGTGTGAAGTATTTTGAACTCATGCAGTCGAGGTATCCAGACAAGACCCCAGGTGAGATCTATGTGGACTACTACTGGACTCAGGCGAAGAACAAGGAACAGCGACAGAAGAAGATTGATGAGTTTAATAAGCTCGTAGAGAAATTAAGATGATACCCACCAAGGAAAAACTCTTGAAAGCATATGAACTCACCGAAGGGGGTGAGGCTGCTCTCATTGATGCAATTATTTCCTTGGAAGAGAAGGTAGAGGACTGCAAGAGCTTAAAAAAAGGTGACAAGGGTGATGACTATGTACTGACAGATGAGGATAGGGCCGACATTGCCAGTAAGATAGAAGTTCCTGTTGTTGAGAAGGTTATCGAAAAGACCACCGAAGTAATAAGGGAACAGCCCATCGTTAAGACTGAGATCATTAAGGAGACCATTGAAAGGCAGCCCATTGAAACGAAAATTACCCAGACCGTCGAGCGTCCCATCACTCCAAAAGAGGTTGTTGATAATCTCAATGAGACAAGGGGTCTAGTTGATCCTGCCGTCCTTCGTGGATGGGAAGATCTGGAGCGTATAATCCGCGCGAATAGCCATGCGCCACGAGATTTTGACCTACGCATTGGCGTTTCCCAGACTGACTTCCAAAACCTTTTGCGTAGGGTGATTACTGTTGAGCAAGGGGGAACTGGGGGTGTCGGCGCATGGTCTACCCCTGCCGAGACTCCTAACGGCTCTATCCAGACCTTCACCGTGGGGAGTGAGGCTCCTACAGATGTAGTAGCTGATGGGGTCAATTATTACAGTGGGGCAGGATACACCTTTGCAGGTGGGCAGATAACCTTTACCGACATTCAGCCAGTTAATTTCGTTAGATATAGATAAACATATGAAAAAAATCACCAAAATAATCATCGCCAGTCTGCTCTCTCTCTTGGTAGCCGTACCAGTGTTTGCCGCTTCACCCGTCTCACTTCAGAGGAATGGAACGTACACCTATACAGGAAATCTGGGTGATACTTTTGGTATCGGTACTACCTCTCCATATGCAAAACTTTCAGTAGTTGGTCAGGTGGCCGCAGAATACTTCACAGCCACCTCCACAACAGCGACAAGTACGTTTAATGGCCCCGTAAAAGTATCAAAACTTCTTTCAACAACAACCGCAAGAACAAGCTATATCGACGTTCTTTCAAACATGAAACTGTACGAATCGGCTAACCCTGGTGCTGTCGGTACCTCCTCTGCTCTCCTGTTCAAGTCGGATCACATCAGTGGTGCACCGTGGGTCATCAATGGGTATACAACAAACTTCGGTGGACCAGATCCTGCCGAGAACGACACATCATTTTTTATAGGATTCAACGGAATCAATGGAGGTAACAAAATTGTGAACACCACTGGCATTGCAGGTGGCCGTGCCCAGTACCTGATGTTTGAGCACGACTACTATCAGGTTCAAGGAGACGCGGCATCTCGTCTTGATGAGTTCCATTACGAGAACGAAGAAGACGATGGTACATCGGTGAGGAACATGATGCAGACTTGGTTTCCCTCTAACGGTCAGTCCGCTTGGTGGTTCAAAGGTCAGCTATCTGTTTTTGGAAACAACCACGGTCAGGCACCGACAGGAGATAGCACTGCTATATTCCCTGGTTATATTCTTCTTGCAAAAAACGGTGCTTTGTATGCCTTAGCACAAGACGGCACCACTCAAAAGCAGATCGTTCAATTCAACACCGACGACGACCTTGTATTTGGTGCAGACTTCGCAATGAGGGGGTTTAATTTGAAGATGGACGGCAACCTCGACAACGGGGCATCTCGTCCTGCTCCAGTGGCAGCTTTGTCGCCAGGAGAAATATGGGGACACTCAAGACAAACTCCAACAAACAATGACGGGTTCCTTCGCCTTTCCGCTGGTGGCGGTACGACCCCAAGCCTCAAGTCGTTTATCGACATTTCAGGCTGGTCTAACATCCCAGATATGGATAATACGATCACATTTCTTCCTGCGAGCACAACGGTTCTTCAACTAAAAGCCACTGCGGCAGTATTCAGTAAAAATGTTGGAGTTGGTACTTCAACACCTTATGCCCCACTTTCAGTTGCTGGCAAGGGTGTGATCGATGACTATCTTCGTACTTCATACATTGTGGCTACCTCAACCACGGCTACTTCGACATTCGCCAACGGCATACAACTTACTGGCGGCTGTTTCCAGCTCCCTAACGGCGACTGTGCGGGCACAGGAGGAGGTGGCGGCGGTTCAGGTACGGTATCGTCTGGTCTCGCTGGTCAGTTTGGGTACTACCTAAGCGACGGTACGACTCTCTCTGCAACATCAACGGTGTTCGTCACACCTACGGGCAATGTTGGTGTCGGCTCATCCACTCCAGGATCAAAGCTCGACGTGTGGGGTTCTCTCAAAGTAGGCACCACCACGGCCACCCCGACATTTATTGTTGATACGACAAACAATCGGGTGGGGGTAAACGTCGCAGCCCCAGCATATGGCCTTGACTTCAATTCCTCCCTGTCAACCGCAAATAGTGCTGCCAATCATTTCACCGCAAACATAACGGCAGGTGCAAGCGGATATACTGGAACAAAATATCTCACAAACGTGACAACCAGTGCAGGAGGTTCAACTGTTACAGGAATGAACTCAACTGTTGCCCAAAACAGCTCGTCTAATTTACCAACAACCTTGAATGGTCTTCAGGCAGTGGTCAACAACTTTTCAACTACAGGAACAATACCTGATGTCACGTTGTTAAACATGAACGGATATACAGGAAACGGCAGCTTTATCACAAACGTATACGGAAATAAATTTAGCGGTATCTTTACTCCCAGCACTGGTGCGGTGGGGAGTATTTACGGATATTACTATGACCGTAACACAGCGACAATTGTTACAGATGATTTTGGATTCTATTCTAATGCCTTACCGTCTGGAGGCACTCTCGCGTCATCGAAAGACATTACTATTAAGGCGGGAACAAATAAGGCCGTAGGTATAGGTGCTGTCACAACTCCTATGACCGCCATGCTTACTGTGAAAGGTACGACTACTGCAAACACGGGCATTAACTTCCAGACAAGAGACTCAAGTAACAACATTCTTGTCACTGGATTGGATAGCGGAAGTTTGGGAATAAGTACTACTACGTGTCCTGCACAATTTTGTATTCAAGCAACTACTACAAAGCAGTCTACTGATATTTTCAGAATTGCAAGTACATCAGGTGCAGTATTGGGCGGTGTGGACGGTGAGGGACGCCTCAAGTCATCCATTGTAAGGAGCCTAGGTTACAGCTCGGCGATGACTCGAACTGACTCCAGTCTTGAGTTTCAGGATGCGAATGGAAACATTCTCTTTGACTTCCGCAATGACGGACAAGCACGCTTCCAAGGCTCATCAGGTTCATCCTTCTCGTACCCTGCCTACTTCTATTCTGGCCTTGCTTTGTATGGCGGCGGATTCTCTAATGGTGACACTTCCACAAGTCCTATCATCATTCCCAGTAAAAACCAGATGCGCTTATGGCTCCGCGATACGACGCAGAAAGGATGGGTAATCGAGGGTACGTCAGGACAGACACAAGACTTCTTCCAGACCTACACTTCAAGCGGCATAGTAAACACTTCTATAGCGGCGAATGGAAGCACAACGGTTGCCGCCCTTCGCGTAGCTGACGTGAATAATCTTGGAGCTGAAAAGACTACCAACGGAACTTTTACGGGCAACTCTACAGGATGGACAGAGGGTACGGGCTGGGCCTACGGCACTAATGGTGCTAACCGTGAAAACAAAGGCTCTGACGGCACAGGTACGCTTTCTCAAAGCGTCGGAGTGGTCGCAGGAGAAACATACCAGGTCTCATTTCTCATTCAAGAATGGACGGCTGGCAGCGTCACAATGACTCTTGGTGGGGTTTCGGTTCCAGTCAGTGCGGCAACAAACGTTCTCCCCGTAGTCTTTAGCCATGTCATTACGGCCGTCACCTCTGGGGATTTGATTTTCACTCCAACTAACACCTCCCGATTCACCATAGACACTATTTCAGTAAAGAAGATAAATGGCGGTACTTTGGCCGCATTTGGGACTACTACACTTGCAACCGCATCAGGAAATGTGGGAGTAGCGACTACTTCACCCTACGCGACACTCTCTGTGGCCATGGCTTCATCTACCCCTTCATTCGTAGTAGGTGCGGCAGGAAGTTCCACACCCGCGCTTTCAGTTGCAAGCGCCAATGGGAATGGAGTAGTGAATGTCAACGTCGGCTTCGGCGGAGGCTTCGTTCCAATAGGCTCTGTGGTTCCTTGGCTCAAGACTCTCTCAGGAGTTCCACAGACTCTCCCACCTAACTTCGTAGAAGCAAGCGGGCAGACAATCTCCGACGCGACATCTCCCCTTAATGGCACAACCCTTCCTGATCTGAATGGCAACAATAACTTTCTACGAGGTAACTCAACATCAGGAGGAACTGGTGGAGCGGCTACTCATACCCACACTTCACTCTCAAACGTGAGTACGAACTCTGCTACAGCGGACACAAACTTAGACGGTTCCACGGATACCTTTGCCACTGGGGCAGTGAACGGTTCATTCAGTACGGACGCATCCAGCAGCTTACCGCCGTATTACAACGTAGTTTATATAATCAGAATAAAATAAATATATGGAAACAAAAACAATAGGAACAGCAGTAGCAGGTGTGATTATCGGAGGAGCGATGATGGCGGGACTTACCGTTGACGCCGCAGAGAAGATTACTGTCGAGAACGCGCCTACTAAGGACAAGAGAGAGTTAACGATTTCTGTAGAGGCTCCTACAGTTACAACTTACACGATTGCACAGATTGAAAGTGAAGTAGTGGCTTACGATCAGAGGATCAGCCAGCTCAACCGCGACCTTGCCGAACTGACAGCAAAGCGAAATGAAAAGAAGGCATTGCTCGATAAATTACAAGCGGCAGTGAAATAATTATTAACTTATCAATTAACCATTATGAGCGACACAGAACATAACAGAAAACAAGATGATAGGATAGCCGCTCTTGAAAAGGGGCAGACTGAAATCCTTGAATTACTCAGACCAATATCGGAAACATATAAGACTGCCTCGACATTGGGCAAATGGGTAATGGGTCTTCTCGTATTCCTGTCAGTAGGAATTGGCGTCCTCCTTGGATTAAAAGAAATAGTCTGGAAACAATAACATGAAATTACAGCTCTATTACCCCGTCAAAAGGCACATTGTCGGTCAGAAATTCGGAGAGACCGCATATCTTGATTACTACAAAAACAACGGAGTGTACTTCACGGGTCACAACGGAATGGATCTTTCTGCCGCTCACGGTCAGGAAGTCCGTGCTTCGCATGGTGGAATAGTTGAAGTTCAGGTAGATACCAAACAGGGTCATGGAGTGGTAATTGTTAGCGATACCCCATTTGAATACAAGGGTGGTGAAGCGTACTTCAAGACGATCTACTGGCATCTCATAGACAACATTCCCGTAAAGACAGGGGATAAAGTGACGGCGGGAGAGGTCATTGGGTATGCAGACTCCACGGGTCTTTCAACTGGAGATCACCTTCATTTCGGACTTAAGCCGATGGCCAAGAATCCAAATGGAACTTACTACAACCTTGAGCCTACAAACGGTTACACGGGTGCTATAGACCCTGCTCCCTACTTCAATGGACTCTACGCAGAAGATTTGAAGATTCCAAAGTTTATATTTAACAAAGATCTCAGCTTTGGTGATCGTAACGAGGATGTGCGACAGCTTCAACTTCGATTGCAGAGAGACGGGTACTTCCCCCGTGACGTTACGGCGACAGGATTGTACGGTTCCATCACCAAGCAGGCTGTGTACGACTTCCAAATGGAGAATATCGTGGATCTTTCATGGATGGCCAGAAATGTTTTTCGAGGTTATTACTGCTCAGAAAAGACACGGAAGGCACTCAACGCACTTTAATTGTGCCGAGAGGGTGGTGGACTATATGCCCATCGCCCCCTCGACATGAGTTGAGGTCAGTACATTAACAACAGGAGGTTCTATGCAACAACAAGAAGCAGGCTATCACGCCGAATGTTCAGCATCGGGGTGTCCGAACACGTTTCGCATTCCCCATCAAGGGAGGTGGCTCTATAACAAGTGGTATTGCCTCAAATGCGCCGACGTCCTCGAAGGGGGAATGAAGAACGGCGTTACTGTGGCAAAACAACTTTTGATAGAGCATCTTGTCCCCGCTCACGAGATTATGGATGGATGATATGAAACGCAAGCTCGATGAACCGCGTATCCCTCGTCTTTATCCGCATAAGGTTCAGGTTCCTGCTAATGCATACCTAGAACTTTTGAAGCGAAAACACGAGAGATCGCTCAGCGCCTTCAGGGCAACGCAAAACTTCTCTGACAGGTTCTACAAGTAGGCTTTCGCAGCCGACATCACGCGACGTATATCTGGTGGTATACGTCGCTCTTTTGTTGACATAAATTCCTAGCACAGGTCTAACTCATTTATTTATGTGGACATATTAACCACAATATGGCTCAACCATATAGCTTAAGTTCTTGTCCACAACTTATAAACATCAAAAAAAGTTTGACACCCCTAACAGAGAGGAGTACGTTTACACCTGTATTGCCCCCTCAAAGGAGGAAAAATGATTGTACGTTGCGAAAGTCCTGAGTGTCGGAGGGAGATAGAGAGCGATTCGCCCTCCACTATCACGTTTGATGGGTTCAAGTTGAAAGAAGAGAGAGTGCATTTCTGTTGCCCAAAACATGCGCTGTGGCGAGTCCACATAGCAATAACCGCCGCAGATCGTGCCTTGCACGACGCCAATGAAACCCTGCACAATCTCTCCGTTCACTTGTAATCCACAGCCGCCCTCCCCTGGCGGCTTTCCCTTATGTTATAATAATTAGGAAAGCGCAACGTACCGAAAAGCACAGTTCCCCTCTTATCCCCCGCCGTCGTCCCCCAGCGACGGCTTTCTTATTGTATAATTAGGGTATGGACAGATGGGGGCATATTGCCCAATGGGGACACGAGGAACTTTGATTCCTCAGTCAGGCGACTACATACAACCTGTCCCCATTTGTTCATGAGCTTGGGTAGCTCAACGGTTAGAGCATTCGTTTGAAACACGAAAGGTTGCTGGTTCAATTCCAGCCCCCAGCACACGCCTTGGTAGCTCAATGGCAGAGCACCTGCCTTGTAATCAGGAGACACAGGTTCGATTCCCGTCCGAGGCTCATGGTAGAATAGAGGGAGCTTCCGCTCGGCTCTCCAGTCGAATGGGAGTCCACTATCGTAAGCGGGAGTTGTCAAAAATACAGAATATGGTATAGTAATCGCCCCTGAAGTCCTTGAATTGGTTTCGACTGGTTCTGTGGATAACAACGGAAACGCCCCCTCACGGGGGATTTTCGTATGTGGTAAAATATAGACAGCCGTGTCCTCATCAGTCGCCGCCGTCCAACGGAACAAGGATGGGCAGAAGGGAGACCCTGCTATAATGTACCTACAATGAAACTTAAATGCTCAGCATGTTTAGAGTATAAGTCAGTAGATTTCTTCTCTCGCAAAAGTTCCTCAAAAAGAGGGTACAGCTTTATATGCAAGTCTTGTCACAACAAGTACGCCCGTACTATCTGGTATGTGAAGAACAGGGACAGGCAGAAGGCCGCTTCAAAGAAGTATAAAGATAACAACAAGGCGCGCGTTCTCTCGAAAAAGCATAAAGTTCCGATAGAAGAGGTTGAGCAGGCATTAAAAGAAAATACGGGGACATGTCCGATATGTTCTATGGACAAAAAATTAGTCTTGGATCATTGTCACAAGACTCAGAAAGTCAGAGGGATGATATGTCAAAGCTGCAATAATATAATAGGAAGAGCAGGAGACACCCTCGAAGGACTGATGAGGTTCGTCAGGTATCTATCCTAGCGCGGATGGCTGGTAAGGTATCAGAGAGGTTTCATAAGCCTCCTAAAATGAGATCGTTCCTCATATCCGCAACAATTATAAGTAACATAAATTAAATGGAAACAACAGCACTCGTGTTCGGAGGTATCGTAGTATCAGCTTTGGTGGAATACATCAAGAGGAAGGCAAAACTCTCAACGTCAGGCGTTCTGGCCCTTGTAGCAGGCCTTTCCCTTATAGGAGGGGGCATCTACGTCGCACTCGTTCACTTCGGATATTGGGAATCAGTAGTTACCGTTCTCATGGCCGCAGGAGCGTTCTACGCATTCATCATCAAGAATGTGGCAGACACAAAGCCTGTGGTAGAATAAACAAGCAGCCAACTGTGGAGCAGCGAACCACCTTCGGGTGGTTTTCTGTTGTCCCCATTATCCACAGCTCATCTATATTGCATTAGTGCTAAAATATACCCATGAAGAATTGTCTCCTTTGTGCAAGAGAAAAACCCAACACCGATGATGTGTGCGGGTACTGCTTCATGAAGATTTACAATGAGTGCATGGACATCCGCAGAGAGTACAAAGAATTTGAACTTGGAGAACAGCAAAAGATGTTCACAGGGGCAATTATTGTCGATGCCGTCCGCAGTTCTCATGTCCACAGGTTGTCCCCTATTTAAGGGGTTTTACTCGTGACCCATTGTAGAGTTACAATTCTTCTCACATAGCCAAAAGCAACGAGCCTTCAGGGGGAACTCGTATAAACTCCCTCTCTTAAACCTAATTGGTTGCTTCGGGTGTTAGTGTCGAATCGCCAGGAAAAACAGTTGCCCACTCTGTCCTGGCCAATCTGACTAGCATCTGAAAAACCTTAAAACGCTTTTCGGACCCATTTTCGCTTCCCTATATCAGAAGGGAAAAGTGGGGACGTATATGAATTAAGTAATAAGCTCTTATTAACTTCATAACTATATGGACGTAACAACAACCAAATCATTACTTCAGGGGTATAATATACAAGTAAAGAGAACTAGAAGAACTGAGAGAGGAGATCTTATAGATTTATTTCTGGCGGAACTTAATTCGCAAAGGGTTCAGTCAGGATTCAAACCGTTGAGCCTTCCGTTTCTTTCGAGGTACTTCTCAGAGCGTCGAATGAGTGTGCCTCAAATTTATCAATTTTATATGGACTGTAAGAGAGCCAAGAACTTTAGCTCGTATTTTTGGTTTATGACAAGTGCAAAGAACTTTACTGCCGAGGGGTTATCCACAGGTTTTACCACACCCTATGTTGCACAGAAGATCATGTAGTGTATACTGGCAGAGTCGAAGTTTATCAGGTTATCAAAAATAAAATGTACGAGTTCAATAAAGAGAAGCATTTGCATATCTTGGACGGTAAGCGCCTTACAGGTACTACCACGATCCTTGGTGTTGTAAATAAGCCGATGCTCATTCAGTGGGCGGCAAATCAGGCTGTGGAGTATATCAGAAGCAATATGCTCACCAGTGGCGAGAGTACAGCTATTATACCTCTCAACGTGCTTGAGGAAGCCAAGACTGCACATCGCAAAAAGAAGGAGGCCGCAGGAGATTGGGGAACCACCCTCCATGCCCTCATTGAGAACTTCGCCAAGAACGGCACAGCCCCTACAGAGGGCATAGATCCGATCATGGCATTGGCGTTCGGTCACTTTGAGAAGTGGGTCGCTGATAATGGTGTAACCATCCTTGAGAGTGAACGCAATGTTTACTCACGAGAGATGTGGGTAGGAGGTATCTGTGACTTGGTGCTCAAGATCGGAGACCAGACATGGCTCGCTGACATTAAGACGGGTTCAGGCATCTACCCAGAGCATTTCTGGCAGATGGCTTCCTATGAGATGTGTTTAGCAGAAATGAAAATGTATACTGGAGTCGCAGGATACATTGTGCTCAACCTGAAGAAGGATGGAACCTTTGAAGAGAAGCGTTCTATCTCAAATGAAGATAACCAGAGCGCATTCAAAGCGGCTCTCACCATCTACAGGATTCAGGAGAAATTAAAAGGAACGGTAATATAAAGTTATGGCTATATTCAAAAAGAAAGAAGTTGGTGTCGGTCAGTTTGCCAAAAAGGGAATTGACTACAAGGATCGAGACATTGTGATCGTTGCTAATGAAGGCAAACAGATTGAAGGAACGTTCGGTACGCAAGATGTTTTTCTCGTCAAATTACCCAGTGGTGAAGAGAAGAATATGACCTTCAACCAGACATCCATCAACAATATGATTGATGCTTATGGTGATGATTCTAAGAAATGGATCGGCAAGGAAGCAAAGGCGTGGCTCATCCTCCAGAGCGTATCAGGTAAAATGCTTAAAGTTCTATATCTTACACACCCAAGTGCTGAGATTGTAGAAGATGGAGCAGGGTTCAGGTGGGAGATTCCAGGTAGACAGGAAGCACCAAAGGTCGCAACCCCTCTAGGAAGTCCGTCCGTAAGGCCCGTAGACTATCCCGCAGAGGAAATTAACCCAGACGATATACCGTTTTAGTTTATGTTCTACTTTCTCTTTGTCGTAGTTTGCGGTGTGGTTGTCGGAACTCTCTTATCAAATCACTTAAGTAAATAGAATGACCATTGGAACAGGGATCGCATTGTTTGCAGCAGCAATTGTTATCGTCGGTGTAGTGTTCGCTTGGTTGTATGTTCGCATGATTAACAAAATCATAGGCAAATGAAAGAACAAGAAATTAAGGAAACAGCCATAATGCTTCGTAACGAGATTGCCAAGGCGCAACAGCTTACGAATGACGTAGATCTCCACACTATCTTTCTTTCGGCTGAAACCATCGTCTCTTGTCTCTCATACCTCATATCTCCCATAGCAGATATGGAGCAGAGATACAGATTGCTGGTAGTCGGATACATGGAGAAGGGTGATAGCAACGCGGCGGCTGATGCCAAAGCGAAGGCGAGTGATGAGTATAAGGACTGGAAGAAGTACACTAATCTCTACGAACTATCGGAACAACAGATAAATGTACTAAAGAAGTTCAAGGACGATCTGTCGAAAGAATATAAGAGACAATAGTATGTTAAAAAAAGGAGAAAATTGGACACCCAGGATGAGGGAGATGATAATTCCAAGCCTTCGACGAGGAAAGGATCATCCAAAATGGAAAGGTGGACTTCCAAAATGTACCGTGTGTGGGCAACGGTTGGCCAACAGGTACGCAAGAAAATGCAAGAAACATCGTTTTATCTCAAAGGAGACTTTAGAAAAGCGGATGGAGTTCTACAGAAAAAGGAGACTAGAAAGGCCGATCGATACCAGACATACTCCTGAGTATCGAGATTGGAGAGTTCGGGTGTACGCGCGTGACAATTACAGGTGCACGTGGTGCGGCGAAGGAGGAAGGCTTAATGCGGATCATATCCTAAGCATTGCAATGTTTCCTGAGTTTGCACTGGACGTCGACAACGGAAGAACTCTGTGTGTGCCGTGTCATAAAAAGACAAGTACCTACTTAAAAAGACCAGACATGGAAGGATATAAATTAGATGCCCACATCAACAACCTTATACTAGTTTCTAAGATGCTTGACAAAGCATGCAAGAGATTGGTGGTATAATACATGTGTGAAAAGGTCAACTCTCCGCAAACAATCGAAAACACCAATCTCTAAAATCCAAAGACAGCTATGGGAACTTTGCAAAAAAATCATAAGAAGCCGCTACGAGAACTTCTGCTACACCTGCGGGGCCAGAGACTTGGTCGGAAGCAACTGTCATACTGGACATTTGTGGGCAAAAGCAAGTTTGGGGGCGTACTTGAAATACGATTTACGAGTCTTGAGGCTACAGTGCTACAGGTGCAACATCCATTTTGGAGGTATGGGGGCAGTGTTCTATGTAAGAATGTTAGAGGAAATCGGCCCCGAAGCAATGTCCAAGTTGGACAGAGATCGCCAAGTAAGCGTAAAAGCGTACGATCATTACGTTAAACTATTAGGAGAATATACAGAAATACTGAAACAACTATGAGCCACTTAATCAAACTACCAGACTTCATCACCAGTGAGTTTGTAAAGAATCTGAAGAAGGGAGATGTCGCTATATACGATATAGGAACTTTCTCGGTCACTCTTTACAAGAAGCGTTCTCACCCTGAAAAGAATGGAGACGGATATATTCACAAGAAAGGAAAGAAACTCAGCAGGATTAACTTTAAGCCCGACCCTTCATTGAAGGAGAAGGTTAAATAGTTATCCACAGCACATAGTGTTGCTTGAGAATACATATAGTGTATAATAGTGGTATTACAAGGTAATCATATAAGAAGCTATGAGTCACCCAATAACCAGTCACGACCCAGAGAATGAGCTTCCAGAAGATCTCGAAGAGGTCGAGGAAGAGCTTTCCGAGGACGCTGACAAAATATGTTCGCTGTGTGGGGGATCGAGAGAGATAGAAGTTAATGCACAAGGAGACACCACGGAATGTCTGTGCGTCTCTCAAGCCAAGGCCGAGCTTGAAGGAGATTCATTATCAGCCCTAAACGAAGAAAACAATGTCAATAACAATTGAAGAGGCAGAGAAGATTGTTGAGGCTCTTAAGGTTCTTGAAGAGAAATTTGTCGAAGCTATAGGCGAGGTAGAGGAAAAGATCAGGAGCATATCGGTAAAGTAAGGTGTGGAGAGGTCTGTTGAACGGTGGGGTTTTTACATTCATATCTGACTATCGAACTACCCCACCATTCAGCAGATCTCAAAGGAATCTCACTTGAGGAGATATCCACACCCTCATATGGTGATGTGAAGAAGTACACTGTATAATTACGCCAGTACCTTAAAATATATTGACCTGTGAGGTGAGGTTGTAACGTCGTCGTTACATCAACGATTGAAAATTGTTTATTGTACGCTGGTTTGCTTCTTACCAAACGTATATCTATACGAGGACGGACTATCTCCTCACCCTACAGGTCAAATCAGATTGCGAAGCGAGGTTGTAATGTCTCTGCCTACTTCAAAAAGTTAATAGGTTCGACTCCTATACGTCCTCGGACGTGTCAAGGTGACAAAGCAGAAACTTCCTATCGCCTCACTTTGCAATCTGAAGCCCAGTGGTAATGAATCAGTTACTTCTCTTTGGCAGACGTGGATGGGGTTCGATTCCCCACGCTCCCACAATGGGAGTGTAGTGTAATGGATAGCACGCGAAAATCTCTGGTTCGCTTTGTCCCTGGACTTCAGCTTGCAAGTCGTACTCTAAAGTGTGGCTGTAACTGAACGGTTACTTCATCCATTCGAAATTACCCGTTCGATTCTATCTCCACACTTTAGGTTGCGAACAACCTAGGTTATCAAAATAAAAAAAGAAGCATGTCTAGATTTAATACAAAGTCTCGCATAACTCCCGACACTACAAACGTAGCTGGAGGTAATTCGTTTACCATGGCTCCAGAACTGGAGCTTACTCACGCTGTCCTCACCACATTCCTGGAGGACAAGTTTTATGAATCAGGTAATGACCGCATCAAACGCATCCAAGCTCTCGTAAAAGCTTGCCAGCCTCAGTTTGTGGCCAACCTCGCCATCGTCGCCCGTAAGGAGTTTAATCTTCGTTCAGTCACCCACGTCCTTTTGGGTGAGCTTTCAAAGATCCACCGTGGGGATTCCACTGTGATGAATGCCATCATAGATTCGACAGTCCGTGTTGACGACCTCACAGAACTTGTTTCATATGTCGGTACTCCTCTGCCGAAGCAAGTGAAGCGTGGAGTACGCAACGCAATCCTCAAGTTCAACCGTTATCAGCTTGCCAAATACAAGGGCGAAGGTAAAGGGGTATCTCTGGTTGACCTCTTTAACCTCACCCACCCGAAGACCAAGCACGCCAATGCAGAGCAGAGGAAGGCGTGGAAGGATCTCATCGAAGGGAATCTCAAGTCATTTGACACATGGGAGACTGAAATCTCCAATGCAAAGGATGACAAGGCACGCACGAAGATTTGGGAAAATCTCATCAAGGAGGACAAGATGGGCTACATGGCACTTCTTCGTAACCTCAACAACCTCGTGAAGTATGGGGTATCGGACAAGGTAATTGATCTTGCTGCAAAGAAACTTTCTTCAGCTGAAGAGGTGGCCAAATCAAAGCAGCTTCCTTTCCGTTTTGTTACCGCTTACGACAACGTATCAGGTTCACGTAAACTCATGGATGCTATTGCTGAGGCGATGGAACATGCCCTTTCCAATGTTCCTGTCCTTTCAGGAAAGACGTTAATTGCTGTTGACTCGTCAGGATCAATGCAGGGCGAGTGCATGAAGAAGGCAGCCATATTTGCTGCCGCTCTTGTGAAGTCAAATCCGAACGCTGATCTCATTCTCTACGATACGGCTGTAAAGGAGTTCAACAAGTTCAACTCGAAGACCCCTCTCATTGACCTTTCAAAGGGTATCGAACAGGCAGCAATGGGAGGGGGTACTGAGACCTCACTGGTATTCTGGTATGCAGGAAACAAAAAGGTTGCCTATGACCGTGTAATCATCATCTCTGACAACCAGTCATGGTCTGAAGGATACGGGGCGAGTGTTCAGGATTACTACACTGCTTACAAGGCACAGTTCAAAATTAACTCCTTTGTGTACGCCATAGACATTCAGGGTCACGGAACAACTGACCTTAAGGGAGGAAGGGTATTTTACCTTACGGGTTGGTCAGATCGTCTCTTGGACTTCATTGGCAGGGCTGAAGAGGGTGACACATTGGTCGATTACATCAGGGACTACCGCTCCAAGGTTGAACCAGTGAAGGATCCGAAGAAAAAGTCAGTCGTCGTGAAGGTCAAGAAGCTCTCGCTTAAAACTAAGAAGAAGAAATAACATGACTACCTACGAACAAATAAAAGCTCATCTTGAGAAGTATCCAGCCGCAAGGGAGCGCAAGAACAAAAACAAGTTCATTGGCTGGCTCCTTGATAGCACCTATCATCTGACACTTGCTGGAATAAGCAAGGGTGCGCTTGGAAACATTGTGACTGATGTATCAACCTATGATCGGGCTTGGAGGCAGGTTCTTCAGAAGGAACCGAGTCTTCGGGGCAGTGACTACGGTGAGAAGGATGAGCTTGAGGAAGAGAAATTAACAGAACTTGGATATAAAGAACCGACTCCTTAATGAAAGCTATTAAAAGGTTCATTGAGTCCCTATTACTAAAAGTCATTGAGTTCCGCCCATTTTGGGATTAATAATAAATCACCAGTTATATGAAGAAAGAAATCACCAAAGACCTTATATGGGAACTTATTAAACGATTCAACTGTCGCCATGAGGACTACGGAACAGTAGTTGTTTTCCTCGCCAGGTTTGCAGAAGAACTTACCCCCTCCCCCCAAGGTGAGGAAAAGAAATAACAAATATATGAAGAACGATAAAATTGTAAGAGATATTGTCCTTTTCCTAAAGGAGCTAGACATTCCTAAAGATACGGATGTTCGGTGGTTTATTATTTCACAAATTGAAAGAGCCTTTATTTCAGTAGAAAATCACTAACATGCAATGTCCACACTGCAAAAAAGAAATAATGGTTCCTGCCCATAAGGACAAACGAATGATTGAAAAGAAATACGGGATGATTCGGGAATTAAAAAAAGAAGGGTATAGCTATAGACAGATAGTCCAAATAATGGGGCTTAAATCGACGAGAACAGTATCAATGGCACTTGGGAAGAAGTAACCAAGCTCCGCCCGTAAGCTAAGAGAGGGGATGAGGTTGGTAGATGGGGGGAGTGTAGTTGCGTTGATCTTGGTTAACGTGACCAAGCTAGTAACACCCCCACCACCTGCCAATCTAATGAAAACCATTAAAAAAATAATCGTGTGGGTGCTATTACAAATAATTGATTAACTAATTAAATACTGATGAACTACGAACTAGCAAAACAACTTAGGGAGGCTGGGTTTCCTAATATAAGAGTAGGGGAATACTTTGACCACAGGATAGGTTCCCACAGTGATGATTACGGAGGCTCAAGTGACGCACCTTGCCATTGCAATGAAGACAAGTATCCCACCCTCTCCGAACTCATAGAAGCGTGTGGGGATTGTTTGAGTCATATCAAAAAGTATAACGGACAGTGGTGGGCAGTATCTCATTGTGGCCATGTAGGACACGAACCTGGCGGTAATAATTTAGAGGAAGCTGACCCCGTTATAGATGTTGCAGTAGCAAAGTTGTGGCTCGCATTAAACACTAAATCAAATGAAAAAGAAACAAACTAAGAAGGTGGTGAGGAGAAAAGCTATTAAATCTGTAAACTTCATATTTGATGAATGGAGGCTCGAAGTTAATATTGGTGATTCGAAAGAAATATCTTTCATGGGCAGTCCAATTACGTTTACCGAGAAAAACGGGACAGTATACGTCGATATGTTCAATTGGCTTCTTAGCATATATGAAAGACGAGCTAAAAATAACCTCTAAACACCTATGTCCCTATTCAAGATACTTAATCTATACTTCATTGAAGGCTATTCTATGGAAGAGATTAAAATATATTTCACTTAATATTTATGCCCCAACACATACCAATAAAGGAACAGATACTCGTTGAGTTGATGGAACCACTAGCTGATATAGAGCATCAAAGGTGGGCTGATTGGCAAGAATATGTACATGGGCTGTGTGTAGATACCGAAATTGTAGCTCCTGAATCCAACTCGATGAGGTACGACGCTAAGGCCTTTCCTAAAATGCTATTCACGAGATGGGAACGGCAGATAAACACTTCTTACGCTGAACTATCAGAAAAGGAAAAAGAAAAAGACCGCGAACAAGTACGGCGCTACCTTCCACTCCTCTCTCAAAGTATAGACCGCATCCTTACAGAGGTGGAGAAGAGGGTGGAGGGGGAGAAACAGCGATATTGTAAAGAGGACGTCCTGTTGCAAAAGAATAAACCCTACGATTGGCACGGTTTTTCTCACGGATGTGACACCGTTATCAACATCATAGCCGAACTAAAGAAATGATGTCTAAAGCCTGTGGCAAAGTCCGATATAAGTTTGAAAAGGACGCTTGGATAGCCGCATGGAAACTCTACAAAGAGAAACGGAGGGATTGCAGTGCTTACCTGTGTCCATTAGACGGGTACTACCACCTCACAAGTAAGAAGAAAAGATTACCAGAGTGGCTTATCGAACTAATCAACTCAAATGAACAATAACCAACATAAACCAGGCTGTATGGCCAATATCCAGTGTCACTTGTCCACAGATGTTCCTATGGACAAAATTGTTGTATAATATAGGGCATGGCAAGACCTTCTGAATACTCTGAGGAGATCATCGTGAAGGCGAATGAGTACCTTGAGAAGTGTGTAGACATCGAAGACGATTACCATCAGACCAGAGGAGAGAAGAGCGACAGCTACAAGAGGATCATCCGCGTGAAGCTCCCGACAATTGAAGGATTGGCGGTCTATTTGAATATCTCAAGAGAAACTGTTTACGATTGGTCGTCGAAATATCCTGAGTTTTCTGACATCGTAGAGAGATTGAAGGCCACTCAAGCCGAAAGACTGCTCAACAGCGGCCTTTCTGGGGATTACAACCCGATCATCTCCAAGCTGATCCTGAGTAAGCACGGGTACGTCGAGAAGAAAGAAACCGATGTGACCTCTGGTGGAGAGAAAATAAGTGTGAACCTCGTCAATTTTGATGACTACGATACCAACAATCCCGCACAACCTGAAGCTGGACAGGAATAGAGACCGATACGCTCTGGAGTACCTCGCTTCCAAGAAGCAATTTGCCGTCCTGGTATGGCATCGTCGAGCGAAGAAGTCCCGTTCAGCCCTAAACAAGCAGGTGATGAAGATTATGAAGCGGACTGAACCAGGAGTCTGCTACTACGTGCTACCTACCTACCGACAGGCCAAACAGGTTATGTGGGACGTCCTCATCAATGAGCATGTTCCACGTGAAATCTATGACAAGAAGAATGACTCTGAACTAGCCATTTATTACAAAAACGGCGTCATTCAACGTTTCATTGGTGCTGAAGACTATGACAAGCATCGAGGTACGAACCCTTTTGATGTGGTCTTTGACGAGTTCTCTGAACAACCTGAAGAGATATGGACTGCAATCTTCCAACCTGTGCTCATGGAAAACGGAGGATCGGCTACCTTTGTGTTTACCCCCAAGGGTAAGAACCATTCATGGAAGATACTGATGATGGCCAAGGAGAATCCTCTCTGGTTCTGGAGCGTGAAGGGTGTGAAAGATACCGCCGTCTTCTCTGAGGAAGAGTTGAAAGAGATCAGGAAGAATACCCCTGAATCTCTCTACAAGCAGGAATATGAGGTTGAGTTCCTTGAGGGTGCAGGTCAATTCTTTAGACGTATTCGTCAGAATGCCTATCCCCTCGATCCGAGCATGGTCTCACGTCTTACTGAGGAAGGTGATTTCCAAGTGGGTGCAGACTTTGCCAAATACCAGGACTGGACTGTCCTTACCCCGTTCAACCTCAATCATTTTATTGCCTACCCACAGGACAGGTTCAACCAAGTGGACTGGAACTTGCAGAAAGCGCGTACCGAAGCCCTCTGTAGACGCTACAACGACGCTCTCCTGTGGCCTGACGCTACGGGGGTAGGAGATCCTATCGTAGAAGACCTGAAAGCTGCTGGTATTGAGATTGGGGGTGAGAACGGTGAAGGTTTCAAGTTCACTGAAGTCTCTCGTATGAATCTTCTCAACAATTTGGCGATCCTTTTGGAACAGGATAAAATTAAGATACCAGCAGACGAAGGACTCATTACTGAGCTGGAATCATTTAGATACGAACTCAACGAACGTGGAAAGATCAAAGTGACTGTACCAAGCAACATGACTGATGACCGAGTCATGTCTCTTGCCCTATCTGTGTGGGGAGTGGTTGAACCTATCCGTCCCGACTACACGATGATTAACAAAGTCTGGCAAAACAGAATGAATAACAAATCATTTGAATGATCATACGCATTACTAAATCTGAGCTCTTCACAAAAGATCCCGACATCCGCTTCTGCAATGAGTACGGTATTACTCGTGGCACGTGGAAGGAGATGTGGAGACGATACAAACTCATGGAGTACACACCCAAGGAACTCTGTGGATATTTTCATATTGTTACAAGCATCCCGATCTCTCAGAAGGCAATGAAGCGATGGATCTTAAGGACAGAAATTTACTCAAAGACAAAGCCTATCATAGACAAGGGAGCAGAGACTGTTGTTTCAACTTACTTCGGTGATTTGGAGTGGGCAGTCATTAAGGAATTGACAAAACATCTTCCTCACGGTGTCCGTCATACCATCTCAAGTTTGCCTTAAAATAAGGGTTTATTGGACATAGGTGTCCGATTTACAGCACACTTTGTCCTATAGTGGCAAACTGTGAGCATGGAAGACTCTATTTTCGCTCAAATAAGAAAAGAGAACGGGGACTTTTTCGACAACTCTATTTCTCCCGTCCCTGGATACGACTTCAATCAATACAATACCGTCAAACGTTGCCACCTCTACAGGAACTCCAAGTACGAGGATGGTTCAACCTATCTGGGCCGTAAAAAGCTTTTCTTCAACGTAGTTAATCCTCCGTGTGAAGTAGCCACAAAGATGCTCAATGTGGATACGAAGAACATTCGCCTCTGGCCGATGAACCCAAAGTCATACTTCGCTACCTACCTATTGGAAAAGGAACTGAAGCAGTGGCTCAAGACCTCTGAATTTGCAGAGACTTTGAACAAACTTGCTGAAGAACTTCCCATCTACGGATCGGTTGTCCTTGAGAAAACCAAGAAAGGAGCCAAGGTTGTGGATATTCGCCGCCTTGTCCTTGATCCTTCAGTTGAATCAATCGAAGACTCACGCTTTGTTACCACCATTCATTACATGACCCCGACAGAGCTTCGTGCTACTGGCTGGGATAACGTCGAGACTGCTATCGAACGCTTTGGATCTAACCAAGCCGCTCAGCCGTTTGAGGATGCTCGCGGTGACACAAACCAGCAAGACTCTACTCCTTACATTAAGGTCTGTAAACGCTATGGTGAGGTTCCTGAGCACTGGATCAAAGGCAAGTCAGAGAAGATGAAGAGATCTGTGTTCATTGTGGCTGGTGCCGATAAGGTTGAGGTGGACAAGGAAGGTCAGAAGACTGGTCAGGAAGCTGGTGTTGTTCTCTTCAAGTCCGCTTGGACAAAGGAATGGCCATACCGTGACTTCCACTACACTCGTGTAAAGGGTCGCTGGCTTGGTCTGGGAATCGTTGAGATGCTCTTTGATGTTCAGGTTCGCATGAACGAACTTAAAAATCAGAAGCGTGTCTCCATGGAGATCTCTTCAATGCACTTGTTCCAGACTAAGGACAAGCAGATCATCAGAAACATCTTTACTGACCTCGAATCTGGAGACATGATCCAGTCACCCAATGGGGTTGAACCAGTTGTAACAGAAGAGCGCAACCTCCCTGCTTGGAATGATGAAGAGACAAGCTACATGCAACAGGCCGATCGAGTCTCATTTGCATACCAGGCCATGCGTGGTGAATCTCCTCCGTCTTCAACTCCTCTTGGCACAACCCAAATCGTTACTGCCCAAGCCTCGTCATCCTTCGCCTTCAAACGAGAGAATGTCGCCATTGCCTACCGTGAGTTCTTCAATGAACTGGTCATGCCTCAACTCATCAGTGATCTTACCCCTGAACACGTCATGCGTTTCACGGGAAACAGTACGGAGCTTCTTGCTCTCGATCAGGCTGCTTGTGAGCTGTACGCCAATGATGTCGTCAAAGAGTCTATGCTTGCTGGCCGTCTCGTCACACCACAGATAGTTGAAATTGCCAAGCAGAAAGCTATGGATACCTACAAGAAGATGGGATCATCCCGCTTCCTCAAAATGAAACAAGCCTTCTACAAGGATGCCGAATACGACTTTGACTACGTGATTGATAACGAACAGGTTGATCCCCAGGCCATGGTTACAAACCTCCAGAAAGTCATCTCCGATCTTGCCTCAGCTCCTCAGCTCCTCGAAGACCCACGCTTGAAGTTGCTTTACTTCAAGTTCGCCCAGAACCTTGGGGTCAACGCGGCAGAGCTTGAAATGGCCGATGAGCAAGCTCAGAAGATGAAGTCTGAAGCCGAGGCATTACCAGCTAATTCACAAACTTATGGCAAAAACAAAGCCCTCTTCACGGAAGCGAAGACCCCTGCCGCCCCCGCAGGAGCCTGATAGCGAGAAGTTTGGGGAAGAGCGATGAGTACCTTACAGCAACTAAACGAGAGATTCTTCCAAGACCCGATGTGGGCAGAGGTCGAGAAGATGATCTTGAAGTTCGTAGAGCCATTGGCTGATATGTCAACCGTAGATCTCACTCAGCCTGCCGAACACGTGAAGGCTGAGATCATCGGAAGAATCAAGGCACACGATGCTCTCATGGACTTCCTCAACACTACTAAAGTTATTAGCAGACCGCCTAGAGAAATTAAACAAACATTCCAATGATTACCAAACCAGAACTTAATGCTCGAACTCACGCTGGCGCAGTCGGCAAGGTCGAGTACGCACCAGAGACCACCATTATCATCCCGACTTCAGCAGAGAGTGTGAGTCAGAATCAGGCTAGTGAAATTCCTCAGCCATCAGCTTCGACAGAGAGTAAGGCTTCTCCGAATAGAGGTGCTCACAATCCGATTGCTCCACTTGACCAGGCTTACTTGAATAACAACTAATACCATGCAACCACAAGCATTTACTCCCGTAACCAACCCCGTGATTGACAGCTCAAATCCGCTTGGTGAGGGAAAGATACTCAACGCTCCGACGAATAGGGGAGAAGGTAAAGTAGAGGTGGATGGAATGCCCGTCAATGATAATTGTGGTTCTGACCACGCTGGAATGGGTATGACAGACCATATGATGTAGTTCAGTGAGGGCATAGGGCAGAGCCACCTCGATAAAAAGCACAGCCCATGAGAAGGAAAACTCTCTAAACCACCTAACATATAGCTTATATATGGCAGACCCAAATGCGAACGCCGACGCTCCAAATGGCGAAATAGAGATCGTGATTGATCCAGGGCTTGATCCTGAAGCCAAGATCTTAGCGTTAGAAGAGGCAAACAAGAAATTGTTTGCCCGTACAAAGAAGGCAGAAGGATTCGTCCAAGACGCCGACGGTAAATGGATTAAAAAGCCTGCCGCACCCGCTCCTATTACAACCAAGGAAGAAACCAACAAGCCGTACAACATCCTTGAGGATGAGGTCGCTGACTTGATTCTTGACGGATACACCAAAGACGATGTTCGTTTCATTATGGCTAACGGTGGTAGAACTGCTTTGAAGGATGAAAACTCCTACCTAGCAATCGCCATCAATACCAAGAGGGAACAGCGCAGAGCCGAACAGGCCGCCGCGCAAACAACGAATGGAGGTGGAACCGAGATAGAACGCAAGTACACGCCCGAACAGCTCAAGAATATGTCCAGTAAGGAACTTGAGAAGATTCTTCCCCACGCTTCTTAATTTAAGCGTTAACATTACTTACTAACTTGGCAACAACTACAATTGCTCAGGGAAGCAACCCAGGTCTGACAAACACAATGCAGATCTTTTACGATCGTCGTTTCCTTGAGAGAGCAAAGACAGAACTTCGTTACGATTTCGGTGCTCAGACACGAAACGTTCCGATGAACAGCGGCACAGTCGTCTACTTCACCCGCTTCTCTCCTCTTGCTCTGGCGACCACAGCTTTGTCAGAAGCTCAGGCTCCTTCGTTCGTAGACATGACCGCTACCACTGTTTCGGCTACTCTCGCTAACTACGGCTCAGCCGTTAAGGTTGGTGATCTGTACTCGATGACTTCTATTGAAGCAGGACTCACAGAACACGTTGGTGTTATGGGTCAGAATGCTGGTGAGACCATTGACCGTCTCATCCGCACAGAGTTGAACTCTGGTGCTACCTCAGCTTACCCAACAACCGTATCTCCTGGCTCAGCATCTACAGCTATCACAGCTATTCGCACTTCCGACACCCTTACAGGTCTCGAAGTTCGCAACATTGTGAAGAAACTGAAGACTGCAAAGGCTCGCAGATTCGAGGGAGGTCTCTTCCGCTCCATTATCGGCCAGTACGCCGCTATGGACTTGATGGGTAACTCAGAATGGCTTGATGCTCACCGCTATACAACTGCCGATGCTATTGAACGCGGAGTTGTCGGTAAATTGCACAATGTAGAGTTCGTTGAAACAAACGATCCTCTCATTGCGCTCTCTGCTGGCTTCTCGACTTCTGCAACTAACGTTGCAAACGTCCACACCTCGTTCTTCTTCGGATCTGATGCTTACGGTGTCGTTAATCTCGGTTCGATCTCTGCTCCGAAGATCTACGTGAAAAATCCTGGTTCTGGTTCTACTGACAACCCAATCGACACCTTCTCAACCATTGGTTGGAAGATGCCGTTTGCGGTCAAGGTCTTGAACTCGGCTTGGGTTTACGCTCTCAAGCACGGTGCAACTGGTGACTTCAACGCTGCTTAATACAGCCTGATCCCAGAAACTTGGCTTGTCCTCTTGGACACCCCACCACTGCAAGGTGTCCAAGAACAGTGGGGATAAGTCAAGTTGACGTAGTTGTTGTATAATTAAAACCAATATGATTATTTCCACATATACCTACAAAGGTACAGACATCCACGGAACCCTTCTTAAAGGGGTTTTGGAGGTTGTCTTTACCGTGAACGGTCAGAAGTACGGACAGAAAGTAAAGATCCAAGGCCAAAAGAAGATGGCCATCGTGGATGCCACTGCTACGCTTATCATCTGGGCAGTTCAGTCAATAGACTCGCTCACACAATAAAAAAATATGAAAGTTATCCCTGATTTTCTCAACGAAATACAAGCACTAGATCCCCGATTCACAATCGTGGAGAACCCTCACAGGAAAGGTCTATCCAACATCTTCTTTGAAGGTGTGAACTACGATCTTCCCGTTCTCCCTTCAGAAGAGATTAACGACCATCCTGACGTGAAGTACTTTTACACCTTTCCTAACGGGATGTCGGCGCGGTTCTGGTCACGTTCGGATGTCTTACCGAGATTGAAGTCGTTTCTCGATAATCTTGAAGCAATAAAAAAAGCCCATGCAGACACAGAATAAAAGAGTGTTGCTTACAGGTGCAGGTGGTGCGATAGGAGTGCACATGCTTGCCCACATCATGCACAACACTGATTGGTTTGTGGTGTGTACTGACTCCTTCAAGGATGACCACAAGGGATACTTTGATCGTCTGGTTGAGGTCACGAACGATCATCCCAATTGGAAGTCTCGTATGTCTATCATCACTCACGATCTCATCGCCCCCTTTACTCCCCGTGAGATAGAGAAAATGGGAAAGATAGATTACGTCATCAATCTTGCTTCACGCTCAGATGTTCAGAACTCCATTGATGATCCTCTTCCTTTCGTGAGAAACAACACGGAGATCATGCTTACCATGCTTGAGTATGCACGTGTAGCAAAGCCTGAGAAGTTCCTTCACTTCTCTACAGATGAAGTGTACGGTTCTGCACCAAAGAACTCTGGGGGCCATAAAGAATGGGCACCGATCCTTCCATCGAATCCTTATTCGGCATCAAAGGCCAATCAGGAGTCACTCGCTATCGCATGGTGGAGATCATACGGTCTCCCCCTCATCATCACGAACACCATGAACAACTTTGGTGAGATGCAGGCTCCTTCCAAGTTCCCTGCCATGATCCAACAGAAGATTGAGAGGGACGAGACAATCAAAGTTCATGCCGCCAAGAATGGTGAGGTCGGCACTCGTTACTACCTACACTCACGCAACGCATCTGATGCCGTGGTATGGATTCTGAATAACGTAGAACCTGTTATCCATGGATTCGGAGAATTGGATGTGCCTGTTCGCCTCAACATTGTTGGGGACAAGCAAGTGAACAATCTAGAGCTAGTACAGACGATTGGGAAACTTATGGGTAAAGAAGCAAAGTATGAAATGGTCTACTTCCATGAAGATAACCCAGGTCACGATCTCCACTACGGTCTTAACGGTGAGAAATTAGCAACCCTTGGCTGGAAGTCGCCAGTCCCATTTGAAGAGTCGCTGAAGAACACAATCGAATGGCAGAAAGATCATAAGGAATGGATGAAATAATATGAAAATAAATATCGTAAATTACGAAATGGGAGTGATTAAGGACGGCATCCTTACCAAGTTCGCCAAGAAGATGAACGAGGAGCTTATTAAGATGGGTCATCTATCAACGATCAGCGGCACTCCAGACAACATTTCTCATGTGAACCATCACATCAATTTCCTCCCCTACGTCAAAGGAAGCGGTGTAAATACTCTCATGGTCACTCATTTTCTCGACGGAGAGTATGACCGACTTCGTATCCTTCAAGAGGGATTACAAACTGCCGACATGGGTATCTGCTTCTCTGCTGAAATGGTCGAGAGATTCGAGCATGCTGGTGTTGACCCGAAGAAATTAACTTATATCCTCCCTGCCCATGATGGATTGAAGCGTCGTCCGACAGTCATTGCTATTTTAACCAAGGTGTACACAGATGGTCGCAAGCGTGCATGGATGCTCACAGAGCTTTCAAAGGTGATCGACAAGGATAAGTTTGCTTTCCGCATCATGGGTCAGGGATGGAGACCAGTCGTCGAAGAGATGATAAAAGACGGATGGAAAAATATCGAATACTTTGAAGACTTCGACTACTCTATTCACAAAGCAATTCTCGATTCCTCAGACTATCTTCTTTACACAGGCAACGAAGATGAAGGAGCGATGAGTGTGCTCGATGCCGCAAACGCAGGACTTCGCACTATCGCTCCAGTTCAGGGATTCCATCACGACATTGGTATTGATCATCCTTTTGAGACGCAGGATGAGTTGAACGCTATCTTTGCCAAGCTGTCTGTGAACAAGGTCGAAGACTGGACTTGGGAGAAGTACACTAAACAACACGTAGAACTATGGGAGAAACTAAGAAAATAGCCGTCTCTGGATCGTTTGATCCCCTGCATATCGGTCACATAGACCTCCTTGAGGCCGCAGCTAAGCTCGGTGACGTGTACGTGCTTCTCAAGGGGGATAAGAGACTTACCCGAAAGAAAGGGTTTTGCTTCATGCCTGCCGAAGAGAGAGCCATTCTTCTTAAAAGGCTGGCGTGCGTCAAAGATGTTCTCATTGTTGACACCGATTCTGACTGCCACCAAGATGATTTCTCTCCTGGTCTCTATCACCTTATGCCCCAGATCTACTGTGCGGGGGCAGACAAAGAAGCTCAAGGTGAAAGGCCTGAAGTGCTGGAGGCGTGCAGGCTCCTTAACATAGAGATTAGGTACGGAGTGGGAGGCGATAAGATCAGGAGTTCAAGCGAGATACTAAATAACTTTTTAACAAATGAAAAAAAATAAGTGCGTATTGTGCGGAGGTAACAGACTCTACGAATTTCTGGACTTGGGCTATCATCCCCACTCTGATGAGTTCCGTGTAGATCGTGATGAACCAGAGGTTCACTACCCGCTCCGTCTTCTTCAGTGCAAGGAGTGTGAACTGGTACAGCTCTCACATGTTGTAGAGCGCAAGGAGATGTTTACCAAGGACTACCTCTATGAATCATCTATCACCAAGACTGCTCTTGCTCATTGGGAAGAGTTCGCTGATTCAGTCATTAAAACCACAGGCATCTCAAGCGGCAAGATTGTTGATATCGGAGGCAATGACGGAACACTTCTTGAACGCTTCAAGAACAAGGGGTTTGATGTCCTTAATGTTGACCCAGCGTTCGAGGTTGTCCCTATTGCGGAGGCTCGTGGGATTCCAACGATAAACTCGTTCTGGAGAAAGGGTCTCGTAAAAGACGCAGACATCATCTTGGGGACTAATGTGTTCGCTCATATAGATGATTATAACTCATTCATGGATGGAGTCGTGGACTCACTCAAGCCTGATGGAGTGTTCATCTTTGAGTCTCCCTACCTTGGAGAGTTCATTAAAGGCCTAGAATGGGACACGGTATACCACCAACACGTCACCTATCTCTCGTTAAAGCCCACTGTGCGCTTCCTGGATCGTGTAGGCATGGAGATATTCGATATCCAGTACACTCCCCTGCATGGAGGTAGTTTTAGGTGCTATATCGCACGCAAGGGGCAGAGGAAAATAAAACCTATCGTTAGAGAATCTATCGACGCCGAGGACTTTAGTGAGACAGTTTTGAAGGATTGGGCAAGAAAGTGTCGACTACACATCCGTGAGATGGCAAGTCTGATTCATTCCCTCAGAAACGAGGGGTATCGCATTGCCTGTGTCTCTGCTCCAGCCAAAGGCATGACTCTTCTCAACACCACGGGCATTGGCAGGTGCATCTCATTTGTAACGGAGAAGTCGAAGCTCAAGATCGGACGCTACACTCCTGGTACAAAGATCAAGATTGTCGGTGACGAAGAGCTGGTCAATCAACAGCCTGACTATGCGCTCATCCTCGCTTGGAACTTTGCTGATGAGATTATTAAAAACAACCCAGACTACAAGGGAAGGTGGATCGTTCCCTTACCGAAAATAAAGGTTATACCTGCAAAATAATATGCACACAGACGAAAGAGGTACAATCAAAGACCTTCTGGTGACTGAGAAGTCATCGGTGACTCACGTGACCTTTAAGAAGGGTGCAGTTCGAGGCAACCACTACCACAAAAAAACAATACAGCACGATATTGTCCTCAAGGGCAGACTCAAATGCGTATACGAGACTGACTACTCCAAATACTCAACAGTGGTGACGGAAGGAGAACAAATCACCCATCATCCTGGAGTCCCTCATGCGTACAAAGCCCTAGAGAACTCAGAGATTGTCTCCATCTGCTACGGAGTGAGGGTTGGCGAGGACTACAAGAAAGATACTTTCAAGTTAAAGAGTAGATTAATACAATGATTCAAATATCCAAACCATATATCGGGTACGGCGAGCGAAGAAACCTCAACTTTGCTATGGCAAAATCTGACGTAGGTTTGGGGGAGTACGTGGGTAAATTCGAGGAAGCGTGGGCAAAATACAACAAGAAATCGTTTGGAGTGGCATGTAACTCTGGAACCAATGCGATCTACCTTGCGCTCAAAGCACTTGGTATTGGAAAGGGAGATTTCGTGATCGTTCCCGAGTTCACAATGGTTGCAACAGCCTGGGCAGTGACCTACACAGGAGCTGTTCCCATTTTCGTAGATTGTCTGGACGATCTTACACTCGATCCTATAAAACTACCCACGGTGATGAGGAATAATGTTAAAGCTATCATCATGGTTCCTATCTATGGCCGTCCTGTGAGCAAGAAGGCCTATGACTTTGCCAAGACGAACGGTCTATTCATTATCGAAGACATGGCCGAAGCTCACGGAATCATTCCTCATGGGGACATCTCCTGCTACTCCTTCTATGGAAACAAGATCCTTACTACGGGAGAAGGGGGCATGTGTCTCACCAACAACAAGAACTGGGCTGACGAAATACGTCTCTACGCCAATATGTACTTTGATGCAGGGCGCACTATGGTTCATCCCAAGGTGGGACACAACTTCAGAATGACCAATGTTCAAGCGGCAATTGGCTTTGCACAAGTTGAGAAGTGCGATGAGATCCTAGAGAAGCGCAGGCAGATCGTCTCTTGGTACGATCAATACATTCCAGCTCGATATAAGATGCCCAAGCGTGAGGTTCCGTGGGTGTACGACATTAAGATCCCAGAGGGAGAGAGCCAAGAGGGTGTTAAACAGATGCTTTTCGATAACGGAGTTGACTCACGTTACTTCTTCAAGCCGATGTCAGAGCAACCGATGTACTATGACGAACCTGAAAAACTTAATGCCTATCACTGGTCACGACGTGGACTCTACCTCCCCCTCTATCCAGATCTTACCAAGCAGGAAGTGAAGCACATCTGTGAATGCCTAAAATACCAAGTCCATGTCTGATATAACTGTTTTAACTTCGATCACGGGAGGGAAAGATGCCCTCACTATCGGGAACTCAAAAGGAAACGCAAAGTGGATTGCCTATTCTGATGAGTTCGAGTCAGATCAATGGGATATGCGCTCTCCATACGACGGCTTTAAGTCAGACAGGCGTAATTCAAGATTCCCAAAGATCCTTTCGCACCTATCAACAGACACAAAGTACAGCATTTGGATTGACGGGAACCTAAAGCTCATCATGCCTCCAGAAGAGGTGGTTGAGAAGTATCTGAATGGATACGATCTTGCCACCTTCAAGCACCCAGTCCGCAACTGCATCTACGATGAAGCAATCTTGTGTGCCAAGGCTCGTCTAGATGATCCTGAAGTCATCATTGAGCAGGTCTCTCGGTATGAGAAGGATGGGTATGCCAAGCAGAGGGGGCTTTGCGAGTGCATGATGATTGTACGCAGACACACTCCCAAGGTTGAACAGTTTAACAACCTCTGGTGGGCTGAGTATTGCCGAGGATCGGTGAGAGACCAGCTTTCATTTATGTACTGTGCGGACAAGGTTGGTCTCCGAGTCAATGTCATCAACGAACAATTCAAGGAGACCGAGGACAAGAGATTGGTGCGAGGAGGTATTATTGAAATCGTCGAACATCTAACCCCAAGAGCTGAACCACTATGATTATCACCGTTACAGTCGAGTTTCGTGACGACAAGAAGAAGACCTACAAGTGCGTAGATGCTCCTGCTATCGGGCAATTCGTTACCCTGTACCTCCCGAATCTTGAAAGAACAATGATCCCTGCCGAAGCCATTAAAGAAATTAACGTCAAAACAAAATGAAGATACTGATGCACTACTTGGACTACTCTCATAATGATGAGAGGAAGAAGCTCAATACCTATGGCGGTATCGGCTATTACCGCATCGTTAAGCCGTCCCAGTACATTCAGGGCCATGACGTTACGGTTATGGGCAAGGAGATTCTTCACTTCGGCAAGACCAATGAGGATTGCTGGAATACCCTCTTTCAACAGTACGATGTCCTCTGGTGCAACTACGGATTCTCTGAACATTCAATGGCGGCGATCATTTACTACGCTGAGCAAAACGGAAAGAAATTTATCATGGATGTGGATGATAATTACCTTGATCTGCCCGAAAGTAATGAGCAGTATGACCGATTCAAGAAGGGAAAAAAGGAGAAAGCCTTACTCTCCACGGCCCTGTCCTTTTGTGATGCCATCGTAGTATCCACCGAACCTCTGAAAGCCAGGCTCCATGAACACTTTATGAAAGTTCACGGCTTGGACAAGAAGATCATCGTCATGCCGAACATGAATGACATCAAGGATTGGAACTACACCCCTGCTCCAAAGCACAAAGATAAGATTGTTATTGGCTACACTGGTTCCAACTCGCACCAAGATGACCTCATCATGATGATGCCTTCGATTGCGAAGCTGATGAAAAAGTACAAAAATCTACATTTTGAGATCGTCGGATCAGTTCCAGAGAAGAAAGTACCTGTATACTTTGGTAATGCAGGGTTTGATGATGATTCACTTCAAAGAATATCTCTTCTCCCCTCTACGGCCACGTTCAAACAGTACCCAGAGTATCTCTCATCTCAGAAGTGGGATATTGGTGTCGCCCCTCTCGTAGATACGTCTTTCACTCGATCCAAGTCTCACATCAAGTGGATGGAATACTCAATGTACAAGATCCCTGTCGTCGCCTCTCGCGTCTATCCCTACTACATGGAAATCGCAGGAAGAGAGACTATCGAAGATGGAGTGACGGGGTTTCTCTGCAAGCCCCACGAGTGGGAAGAGAAACTTGAACGCCTGATCCTTGACGAGAACTTGCGAAAGACCATGGGTGAAAACGCCTACAATTTCATAAAAGAGAACTGGCAATACGATCCAAAGGTGGTCAACGCAGTTGTCGAAGAAGCCTTAAAATAGGCCATTTTCGATGATTTAGTGTCCGTTTTTCAGCACACATATATGGAAATGTCATCATGTACGCATGACATTCACTCAAATCCTTGCCGAATCACGCAGACTTGTAAAAGCAAATTCTACAAGCTATTCGACTCCAGATATAACCACGTCCGCTAATCGTGCAATTGATCGCATCGTCTCAATTATCAGAGATTCTGAGGGTCGTTGGCAGTGGGACGACAGTAACCAGACAGATCTTCCTTCGGCTACAACAAGTGCCGTTGCAAACCAACAGGACTATAGCCTCTCGACAGCTCACCTCAAGATCCTTCGTGTTGAAATTAAGGACGAGGACGGCATCTGGCACAAACTCCAGCCCATTGACCAAGCTGACCTCTTTGATTCCTCAATTACAGAGTTCCTGAGCACCGCAGGCACACCTCAGTATTACGATAAACAGGGTACTTCCCTTTTGATGTACCCCAAGTTCAGCTACTCACAAGCTGCCTCCATCCGCGTATTCCATGAACGTGGGGCTTCATATTTCACCAGTGCGGATACCTCCAAGGAGCCTGGATTTAACTCCATGTTCCACAGCTTGGTTCCTATGTGGTGTGCCTATGATTATGCCCTCATCAACAGTCTTCCAATCCTTCCAACTCTGAGGAATGAAATAAACATTACCGAAGAGAAGCTGAAGGATCATTATGGAACGGCAGACAAGGACGAGAGGAACATTCGAATCACCTCGAAGGGTGCTCGATATCAATTTAATTAATAACTAACACATTAATATGGCAGACGTAGTATACAACTCATTCAAAAAGAAACTGATAGATAACTCAACAAAGATTGACCTGTCTTCGGACACAATCAAG